TCTTTGCAAGTGCCAGCACGACTTCAGGCTGGCGGAATGAGATTTTCAGCAGTTCCATCACCTGATCATCGGTCAGTTCTCCCGGACAGACCAGAAAGCTTTCCAGCATTCCGGCACGGGTACAAAGACGATGCACACGCTCTCTCCGGTTCAGCTCCGACATCCTACGTTCAAGGATCTTCTCCCGGTGCTGGCAAGAGCGCAGCTTGCTTCAATTAAATTTTCCGGTACATCGGCATAGTTTGCCAGCAGTTGCTTGGTGTCCTTGGGCAGGCAATACCCGCCGCCCGATGTCAAGTCTTGGACAACATTTTTCACAAATTTCTATTTTAGAAGTGCTTCCACACCCCGCCGCAAATCCTTTATTTTCCTTGATATTCCGCCATTTTTCTCTTTGGCGGTCTATTTTTTTTTGCCCTAATCTTCATTTTTACCGCTGGTGATCTAGGTTCTTCACCTTTTTCAATCATAAAAGAATCCTCGTTTAATCTTTTTCTGTGCTGCGCCATATCTTTACAGGATTCCATATCAATCTTTTCCAAAAATCCTGCTTATCTCTGGTTTTTCAATCAAAAGCAGAAATTCGACCCAACATGCCATCAACAGCCCGAAAAGATAGGTGTCAAAAATGCCCTGAGATTTTTGTTAAAAAAGACTAAGATTTTTAATTTTCGAGCAAGCGATACACTTTTCCCTCTCCATCATGTTCTTTGTTAAAAAATAGACATTCGTTAAAAGTCCGGCAAAGATTCATCTGATTTGTCAGGAAGATAGCCTTTTTCACAATAAAAAATCTCCCACCTGCAACTCAAAGTTTCCTTTGAATCACAAGTGGGAGCCACTACCAAATCTTCAAATATTATTCTTAGTTCTCTTTTTGTTCTGCTTCAATTTCAGATTTTTTTCTTCTGCCCCGGCGTTTCTTTTCTGTTTCCGGTTTCACATCCCCAATATCATAAATGACAACTTGCTCATCCGGGTACAAGGTTCCATTCAAGGTATAGCTAAGTTTACCACCGTTGTCATCCTCGAAAGGCAGCATTCTCCGAAACTCAACCTGGATAGCCGGCACCTTAATGCTGATTGCATAAGTCTGCTTGCTTTCCTCATTACTGAACTTGATCGCATTCGGATCTTTTTCTGAACAAGGCTGAATCGCAATCTGCCTGGTCTTTGCGTTGAGCAGCACCTTGATGTAAGGCGCGTAGTTTAACTCTACAGCTGTTGCCTTATTGAATTTCAGGCTGTTTGAAGTCACCGTCATAACAGACTCGCCTTTCGGTTGCTTTAGATTGATTACCTCAAATCCTTTCAAAATTTCCATTTCACATTCCTCGCTTTCATATTCTATGTGTACCTGCTCTGGCTTTGCATCAACCAGTGCCATCACCTTTTCTGTTGCCGTTTCCAATCTCTTGAGGGAAACAGCCTTCCATGTTGGTCTGATGGGGACGAATCCTAACAGCACTCCTTTTCGTAAAGGAACCAGCCTTTGCTGCTTGGGGCGAATGCGCCTCCGCTTGCCTGCAATCTGTTCCAGCCGTACCTGTGCCTTATCCCAGATCTCTCGTTCTACGATTGCGGGGTGATGGTCTGGTATAAAATACTGCTCCACCTCGCCTTCGTTTTTCTTGGTCTTGTGTGTCAAACAATCTACCGTATAGGTTTTCTGCATCAGAACGTCGCCGCAGTATTTTTCATTCCGCAGGATATTCTTGACCGATTCACCCGTCCACGGGTTATTTTTGATCGTTCTGATTTCCAACGCATTGAGCTTTTCTGCAATTTCTGCCGGGTGCATTCCTTTATCAAAGCTCATATAGATGGTACGAACAATTTCAGCTTCGTTGGTAACGATCACCATTTCGCCATCATCGTCCGTATCATAGCCCAGCAGACTCGTCGTACTGATTTTCTGCGTTCCGGCCTTCATCCGGCTTCGAGTTGCCCACTTGATATTAGTGGAGATGCTTCGGGATTCCTCCTGTGCGAAAGAAGCCAGCATCGTCAGAAATACTTCTGCCTTTTCATCCAGACTATCCAAGCGTTCCTTGTCAAAATACACACTGACAGGTGGCCGGAGGTTCCGCAGCAATCGAATATTAGTCAGGCAGTCCACCACATTACGAGCAAAACGACTGATAGACTTCGTAAGAATCAGATCAATTTTCTTAGCCTTTGCATCCTCTATCATCTGCTGAAACTGCACTCGATGCTTAACTTGTGTACCAGAGATTCCCTCATCCGCATAAATGCCTGCCAGCTCCCAGTCTGGATGCTCCGCTATAACAGTGTTGAAATGTGCCATTTGCTCTTCCAGACTGGTTTCCTGCGCCTCCTGATCTGTGCTGACACGACAGTATGCAGCGACACGCTTTTTAGGTGGTTCTTCTGTTTCCGCCACGACACCCACTGTTGCAGGAATTATTTTCACATCATAGGTCTTTGTCAGGCGAGGTGTCTTTTTTCTTCCCTTTTCCTTACGTCGTTCTACCACAATCGGCCTTTTAGCATGACTATCGCTTGCCACATTTCGCCCTCCTTCCACTTTTTCTTCCTATTACAAAGTTGCCCATGTTATAGCATTATCATTAATGTCATAACATGGGCAAACACTATTTACAGACTCTCTATCTTACTTATTATACCGCATTGTGGGTATCTCCACAATATCCATTTGCATACTCACCCCGTATAATGAGACGTAAAGAACGATTTTTTACAAGCAAAAGTGGTGACAGCTTTGATTGATTTTACTCCTCTGTGGGAAACTATGCGCCGCAAGCAGGTAACGCAGTACCAACTTCTCAAAAACGGCTTGGACAACAAAACGCTGGACACCCTGAAAAAGAATCGGAATATCACACTATCCACATTAGAAAAGCTCTGTCTGATGCTCGATTGCACTCCCAATGATGTCGTGCAGTTCATTCCAGACGATAAAAAATAATGCCGTCATAGTACCGTATAATCGGTGACTGTGGCGGCATTCCATTATATATAGGTAGAAACGCTCATTCTATAACTATCACATTCCTGCGGAATGAAACACCCGCCTGGTCGAGAAGATTCACAAATCCTCTCACCCAGACGGGCGTTGTTTTTTCGTGCAGTTTCAAAGGCAGGCTATCCGGGACGGTCATCTTATATGTACCACACCTGCCGAAGCATTACTGCCGCCAATTCCAGAAGAATCACCATACTGCCGACCGCCTGCGGTATCATAAAAATCACGAATCCACCGATCATCATTTGAAATGCTTCCATCCCCTGCGACTGCTGCAGGAGGTATGAAAGCACCGCCGTTGCTAATAACACACTGCCTAGCAGATAGAAAAACCACGCAGAACAGTGATGCAAAAATACCACAAACCACTTCGCCAGCCACACCGCAAGGAGTAGCGGCAGAGTTATCATCACCAGCACCAATTTTAACAGCCATCGAATCTCTTTCATAATGTCCTCTTTCCGATTGGTCTGTTGCCCATGTTATAGCACACGCTTTGATGTTCCAACATGGGCAAACCCAGTCCTTTCTCAAATTCAGCCTGTATGCAGTGCTTTTACAGTATCCTGTATGCTCTGCTCATATTTGAACCGAACCACGATGCGTCCTCCATCATGCACAAAGACATTTTCGATAAAGGCCGACACCATACCCGCTGTGAGCCTCGTCCCGTGCAGGAAATTTTCTGCCTGCTCCGCTGCTGCTCGTACCGTTCCCGGCACAACGCTCTCAGCGGATTCTTCCGCTTTGAATTGTTCGATTTGCTTTTGCACCTCTGAAATTCGTCTGTCACATTCCTGTTTTTTCTGCTTGTAGGTACCAAGTGGGAGTGTTCCGGCTGCATATTCTTCATACATCCGCATCTTCTCACCTTTCAGGTTTTTAAGTTCCTGCTCCATCAGAGTTTTGCGGCGGTTTGCCCTTTTGTGGGCCTCTTTCAAATCCTGCTCTTCCTTTTGAATGTCACCATAAAGGGAATCCAGCAGAGAGAGTTCCCTTTTCAGTGCCTGAAAGACGGCACTTTCAATATCACTGACCTGAAATATCTCAGATGTGCATTGGGTCTGCCCAACCAGTTCCAAGCCCTCTCTGCACCAGAATGTCGGCACAACCTGTTTAAAATTGTGCGCCATCACTCGCCTGCAATTTCCGCAGCGGACTTTTCCTTTTAGTGGGAAGTCCACGCCGCCCATCAGCACTTTATGGCTGTTGCTCTTTATGACAAGCTGCGCTTTTTCAAATTCTTCACGACTGACGATTGCTTCATGGGTTCCCTCTGTAATGTACCGCTGCCCTTTGGGAACCGTTCGGATAATGCTTTTGCCGGAAATCAGTGTTTTGGTTTTGCCCAAAACCATCGCCCCGGTGTACACATACGCCGTGAGGATTTTCCAAACGCGAGAACTATCCCATAAGATCACAGGAGCTATGGTATAGGTCGTTTCCTTGCCGTACATCTTATTTTCTTTGTTATATACGCTCGGAACAGGAACACTTTCATCATTCAGCATCATTGCTATATCTCTTGTTCCCAACCCCAGAATCGCAAGGTCGAAAATACGCCGCACGATTTTTGCGGCTGGCGGGTCGATGATAAATGCGCCCTTTTTGTCCGGGTCGAACTGATAGCCGAACGGTGCAGCAGATGCAGTTGTGATGCCTTTACGCCACTTGACCTGATTTGCAGTCCGCAGTTTCTTTCCTGCATCTCGGCAGTACATCGTGTTCACCAGATTACTGACAACCACATCCATCCCCAGCGTTGTACCTTTATAATTATTGCTGTCATAGTTATCGTTGATAGCAATGAGCCGGACACCCAGCAGGGGGAAAATCTGCTCCATGTACTCACCCACGCCGATATAATCACGGCCAAAACGGGAAAGGTCTTTCACGATGATGGTATCAATCTTGCCATTGCGCACACCATCCATCATTTGCTGGAATCCCGGTCTGTCAAAATTGCTGCCTGTGTAGCCGTCATCTACAAAATCCATCACAGGCACATTTTGCAGGCTTTCTTTGCAGGAGATATACCGCAGGATCAGTTCTTTCTGGTTCTCAATGCTGTTGCTCTTATCCTTGCCATCTTTGCCCAAGTCGCCATCAGCCCTTGAAATGCGCTGATACGCTGCAATCATGTTTCTGCACTCTCCTTTCCAAGTTCTGTAAACACATCCTGAAATCCAAAAACAATCCGAATCCGCTTGTCCGCACTCACTTCGATTTTCTGCACAAGGGATTTTACCAACTGAATGTCAAATTCAAAGTTGTCCAGATGTTCTTCCAAATGAGAAGTCATATTCAGGTATTCTTCGATTTGCCGTTCCACTTCCGTTTTTTTACTCTCCGCTTCCTGCAGCGCAGCTCGCAGGCCATCGTATTGTCTGGAATAATCTTCCCGAATCAGTTGGTAATCTTCGGAATCCACCACACCAGCCACATAGTCCGCATAAAGCTGTTCCCGCTTCTTGGCCATCTGGCTAACTTTATCGGTCAGGCTCATAATTTCACCCTTTGCCCGGTAAACGGGATTCTGCACATCCTCGAATTTCTGCAATTCTTCCAGCACCTTCCGTTTATCGCTCAGCTGGACAATGAACAGATGCAACTGATCCATTATCAGGGCTTTCAGCAGTTTTTCCGGAATCTGATGGCCGATGCACTTATCGTCAGCCTGTCTTGCCTTGCAGATGTAATAGCAGACCTTTTTACTTTCTTCCGCTCCATGCGGCAGTCGTTCAAACTCCATCGGTCTGCCGCAGTCTGCACAAAACACCATTCCGGCAAGGTCATTCTGATATTCTGCCCGAATCTGCTCCGACTTTGCTCTTACTGTCTGGAATACTGCTCGATTCTTGTCCAAGATTTTTTGCACCTTTTCAAAATCATCCCTTGCAATGATAGCCGGATGTGTGTCTTTTGCCACATACCACTGTTCTTTTGGAAGGTCGCGCCTGTCCTGTCCTGCGAATAACTTCTGTGTACTCTTATTGTTGATGGTATCGCCCACATAGGTTTGATTTTCCAGAATGTGCCGGATCGTAGTTACGCCCCACTTTTTACAGGTAAACACTTCTTTTCCCTCAACCATTTTTCTATGCCACTCCCGTGGAGTCGGAACCTGCAGCAATGTCATTCGTCGGGCGATTTCAAAAATTGGTACGCCCATCAGTTCCCACTGGAAAATCAACTGCACATAAAATGCCGCTTCCGGGTCAATTTCATTACGCTTTGTCATGGGGTTCCGAATATAGCCATACGGAGCATCGTTTCCGACTGCATAGCCTGCTTCTTTCTTACGCTGCAAAGAAGTCCATATCTTTTTGGATATATCTTTCGCGTACATTGCGTTGACCATATTCCGAATCGGGAGAGCCAGACTTTCCATGTCCTCTTTGCGCGTACTATCAAAATTATCTGTAACTGCAATCAATCGAATCCCCAAAAATGGGAACACCGTTTCGATATAGTATCCTGCTTCCAGATAGTTGCGGCCAAAGCGTGAGAGGTCTTTCACCACGATGCACTTGATTTTCTTCTGCCGCACATCGTTCATCAGGCGGGTAAATGCAGGCCGCTTGAAATTTGTTCCCGTAAATCCATTGTCGAAGTAGGTATCCACATAGCTCAGTTCCCTGCTGCGGTTGATATAATCCTGCACCAGCGCAATCTGCGTTTCCATGCTTTCTTCTTTTTCATCATCCTCAACAGAAAGCCGCCCATAGATTGCCGCTGGTATCTTTGCTTCTTCCAGTTCCGGGAGCAGCACGGAAGTTGCCGCCTGTTCCGGCTGCTGGAGATTTTTTCTACTCTTTCGTGCCACTGTCTGTACCCTCCACTTCTATCCGACTAAGCATCTGTTTCCATTCATCCGTTTTCATGGTCAGGCTGATTTCTGCCTGTCCATCGTCCCGTAATGTAACCGTGACCTGCTCGATATACTTTTTGACAAAATTGCGGTCAAGTTCCTCCGGGGTCTTATACTGTGCCATCTGCTGAATCCATGGATTGCGCAGGCTCAACGCTCGTTCCCATACCAGCGTATCTTCCATAATTGTTGTAAGCTGTTCATTCAATTTCCGATGTGCTTCTTCGTAGTCCAGCAGTTCGGCACGATATTGTTCTTCGGTGATTTCATCGGCTATATAACTCTCATACAGCGGCACACGGCGAAACTGTTCCATATTCAGTTCAGCCAGAACGGACTTCATCTGCACCGACTTTTCGGCTCGAACTACCTCGATTGCTTTCTTGCCTGCTCCCTGCTGAATCGCCGCAGCCAGCTTTTCTTTTTCCAGATGTTCCAGTTCCAGAGCATCCATCACCTTTTTATAAATGGTAGCTGCCGGGACTTTCAGATTCTTTCCGTTTTCCTTGTGTGCGCGGCAGTAACGGCAATAGAAAAGTTCTTCCCCTGTTCTCTTATCCTTGTGCCAGCAGAGTGCGCGGCCGCAAGTGCAGACAATGTGTTTTGCCAGCGGGTTCGGTTTTTTGTAGCTTTTTCGAATGGAGATTTTGTTCTCCCCCTCCCTCATATTGCAAGGGAAAGCATAGAACTGTTCTTTGGTTATGTATGGTTCGTGGCAGTTTTCTGCAATGATCTGGCGGCTCCCATTTGCCGTCGCACCTGTATAAGTCGGATTTCGGAACAAGCAACGAAGCATATCCGTTGTCCACTGGTCGGGTTCTGCATCATAAGGCTTTCCCAGAATTCTCTTTTTGTGTTTCATTGGGGGTTCTACGCCTTGCTCATTCAACCACTTTGCAATGTTACACATTTTCTGGCCGGACTCATATCTGGAAAAAGCCTCGCTTAAATAAGGAGCAACTTCTTCATCCTTTATCATGTTGCTTTCGCCATTCCTGCGGAGATAACCAAATGGAACAGAGTTTGTCAGCCGGAATCCTGCGCCTTGTTTCCTTCTCCACGCAAACATGATTTCTGCGTGCATCTCACAGCGTTTTGCTTCAAAATAGTCCTCGACTTCTTTTCGGCTGACGACTCTGGTATCCAAACTCTCCTCCAGCACGATCAGGTCGATGCCCGTTGCATAGAGCGTTTCCTTGATTGCCTGCCGTACCGCCGGGAAATCCGGCCCACAGTAATACATGGATGCCACAATAATGCAATCAAATTTTCGCTCTACGCCATCATTGGTCATTTGGTCGAACGCGGTGCGCGCTTTTTCATCGTTCTTGCGGTCAGAATACTTTCTCAGCAAATCCAGTTCTTTGTGTTCGGCCAGATATGCCGCAATGCGCTGATTCTGCTCGGCAATCGTCAGTTCACTTTGATGGTTCTTCCAAGGAAGCGTCCGGGTATAGCTTACACACTTCATACTGCGCTTTCCTCCGTTTCTGCTGCCGGAATACTACTGCAATATTCCAGCACATTGCGAATTTCCTGATCGAACCGATACTGGATATGAATGTGTTCCTTATCATAGACGGTGATGCTCTCTACCAGTTCCACCAGAACGCGGCGGTTCAGACTTGTCAGGTTTTGGTAGGACTTGAAATCTTCGATCCACGGCAGATGTTCCACATCCAGATTGTTCAGACAATCCCTCTGGCGGTTCATTTCTGCTTTGGCCTTACGGATAGCTTCAACCTTTTCATTAAAGGAATGGCTGAACTCCTTGTACTCTTCCTTGCTGACAATACCGCTGCTCATATCCTCATAAAGCTGTCGGCGCAAGGTCTGGTATTTCTGTTCTTCCTGCTCCAGCATTTTCAGATGTTCTTCCACAGATTTCAGTCTACGTTCATTCTTGGGGATCTCATTGATTTCATCAAGCCGATGTTCCAGTCCGCTGATCTGTTGAACTTTTCCCTGCAATGCGGCCAGCACCACTTCGGCCAGCTTACTTTCGCTGATAAGATGTGAGGAACAGCCCAAACCATTGTGGTTTGTGACGCAGTGCAGATAAATATATTTCTTTCCGTTTTTCGACACCGTGCGCCGCACCATGTTCTGCCCACAACCACCGCAGCGAACGATGCCCGAAAAGAGATTGACAGCCTGCTGTCCTTTCGATGCACAGGTGTCCAACTTCAAGACTTCCTGCACAGTATCGAACAGCTTTTGCGGAATGATTGCTTCGTGCATATTGGGAACTCTGATCCAGCCGGATTCTTCCACATCCCGAATTTTTTTGATTTTGTAATTGATCTTCTGCCGCCTGCCCTGCACCATCGTTCCAGTGTAGACTTCATTTTTCAGAATCCGAAGCACCTGAATTGCCTGCCACTTTGCATGAGTGCCAGCTTTAAAGCCACTGTGATAGTTCAAACCGCACAGCCGTTTGTACTCGCTGGGAGCCAGTACATTCTCACTGTTCAGCTGTTCGGCAATCGCCTGTGCGCTCATACCTTCCAGTTTTCTGCGGTAGATAGAACGGACAATATCTGCTGCATACTCGTCTACCACCAGACGGTTTTTGTTCCGTTCATCTTTGCAGTAGCCGTAGATTGCATAGCCACCGATGAACTCTCCTTTGCGCCGTTTCATGTCCAACTGGCTGCGCACCTTGATGGAAATATCCCGGCAGTAGGAATCGTTCAACAGATTCTTGAACGGAACCACAATGTTGTCCGAATCGCTGCTCTCGGTGTTCGCATTGTCATAGTTGTCATTGATGGCAATGAAGCGAATCCCCATCATGGGAAAAATTTGTTCCAGATACTTTCCCATCTCGATGTAGTTACGGCCAAGTCGGGATAAGTCCTTGACGATGATGCAGTTGATTTTGCCAGATTTAATATCCTCCATCATCCGCTTAAAGCCCGGACGTTCAAAGTTGGTTCCTGTGTAGCCATCATCAGCGTACTCTTCGACCAAATGCAGTCCTGGCCGTTCTGCAGCAAAATCTCGAATCAGTTCTCTCTGATTGCCGATGCTGTTGCTCTCAGCCTTGTCGCCATCCTCGATGGACAATCTCAGATAGGCCGCTGCCCGTATGTCTTTATTCTTTTCCTTGTAAAAAAACAAAGCCATTAAACCTCCCGTCTCCACGCATATTGCATGGTAAAATCCAGAAAGTTAATGGCTTTTGATTGCACTATTCACTTAACCCGTCTGTATTTTACCAAGCTGCCGCGCAAAAATCAAGCTGCTGCGCACATTTTTTCAGAATTTCAAAAATTGTTCTTGTTCAGTGCTTTCCCATGCTCTGCAACAGACAATCCCACAGTTCGCTGCCTTCTGACCGAAATGATTCATATACAGTAATGCCCTTGATGACGGCTTTTTTGTGATGCTTAGGCTCCGTATGCTCCTGCTTGGGCTTTTCGTCAAATCGTTCTTTCTGCTTCATGGAAATCAATCCCCCTTTACTAATATGAATTCAGAAAGGCATTGGGGGATACAGTGTTTGAAAAAATTACAGAAAATTTTGAAAAGTGTATCCTGCATCGGGGCTTTGGATTCATATTTATAGAAGCAGCTTTTTTGATGGGCCTGCGGAATACGGTAAAACGCTGGGGCTTTTCTCTCTTAGCGCAAGATTCGCCTATGGTAACTCAAAACTCACTTTCGTGATTTTTCGTTCCCGGCAATCTTGATGGGGATTCCGTTCCCCATTCCCACGGTACGCACAAAATCTCAGATTTTGGCTATCTGGCTCCACATGAATGTGTTCGCAGCCGAACGCCTACGGCTTATCGGGAGTTGCTTCGCAACTATAAAATGCAGGAGGATTATACTGTGGCTCGACCAAAAAAGGACGAAAGTATCAGGCGGACTAACAATGTAATGGTTCGCTTTACCGATGTAGAGTATGCACTGGTTTCGTGTTCTGCTGAACAGGCTGGCTATCCCATTGCCGTTTATGTAAGGAAACAGGCCATAACCGAGAAACTTCACGTTCATTACAACATCGTTGCCGACATTGCAGAACTGCGAGATTTTGCAAGACAGCTTTCCCATATCGGAAATAACCTGAACCAAATTGCAGCCTTTTTCAACAGCGGCGGCATCCAATCTCGTGCCATTCTGGAAGAAATCAATCGTTGCATGACTGACCTTCGCGCTATGCGGAAAGAAATTGCAGGACTGGCAGGTGATTATCGTGGCAATCTTAAAACACGTCGCGGGTAAAAGTGCAGACTATGGTGCTACACTCGACTATTTGAAATATGAGCATGATGAAGTTCTGAAGAAACCCCTGCTGGATGCAAACGGGAACTGGGTACTCCGCCGAGATATTCTTCTGGAGGGCATAAACTGTGAGCCGGAACTTTTTGATGTGGAGTGCGAAAATTTCAAACGGAGAAAGATAAGCTGCGCGACGCCATTACTGCTGCGGCGAAGAAAGCAAAATCTTTTGAAGAATTCTGCCGCCTGCTCCAAACCGAATCCAACATTTTGGTAAAAGACCACCGTGGTCGATTTAGTTACCTTCTCCCGGACAGAGAAAAACACATCTCTGCCAGAACGCTGGGAACCAGTTTTGACCGTGAACATCTTATGACGCTTTTTGAAAGTAACGCGATCACCGCTGCAAAAGAAAAACAGCAATGGAGTGTTGCTGACCCCATTGCCGTTCTCTATATCAAGTCCAATCTTCGTCTGGTAGTGAATTTGCAGGACTGCGTAAAAGCCCAGCAAAGTCGCGCCTATGCTCAGAAAGTCAAAATTTCCAATTTGCAGCAGATGGCAAATACCATCGTCTATGTACAGCAGCACGGCTACGACAGCTACGATGATTTGAAAAAAGCGCGCGATGAATTATCTGCCAAAATGTCAGATGCCCGCAACACCGCCAAATCTACCGATGCCGACTTAAAGCTGCTGAATGAGAAGATTCACTATCTGGGGCAGTATCTTTCCACAAAGGCTACATACAAAGAATTTTTGCAGGCGGGCAACAAGAAGATGTACCGTTCTGCACATCAGGATGAAATTGCCAGATACGAAGAAGCCGTTCAATTCTTGAAACGCAATTCCACGAATGGCACAATTCCCACGATGAAAAATTTACGAGCAGAAAAGGAAAAGTTGCTTTCTGCTCGAACCGCACAATACGAAAGCTACATCTATTTCAAAGATTACTAGGGTTCTTTTACAAAGTTCTGGATTTTGGTCTGCCGCTCGGTCAGCATCGCCAGCGTCGGGGTTTGCACCCGGCCAATGGTCTGCTTTCTGCCGTACTTTTTCGTAAAAGCACGGGTTCCGTTCATGCCGATCAGCCAATCTGCTTTTGCTCTGCACTCGGACGCTGCAAACAGATTATCATACGCCACACCATCTTTCAGGTTTTCAAAACCCTGCTGGATGGCGGCATCCTCCATGCTGCTGATCCACAGCCGCTTGATGGGGAGTTTGCTTCCGGCAAGAGCATACACACGGCGGAAAATCGCTTCACCCTCGCGCCCTGCGTCTGTAGGATAGTTCTCGGAGGTGACTTTTCTGACTTTGTTACTCGATGGCATCCAATGGGCCGATAAAGCGGTAGAAAATCTGGATTTTCTGGACGTATTCGCCATCGACCTTTTCCGCTTTGGATACCAGAATCTTGTCAATCAGCTGATGCAGAATCTTATAGTTCAGTTCGGTGATGCCAGCGTACTTGCTGACTTCATCAATAAAATCCTGAATCTTGTCCAGCTGATCGTGTTCAGCACGGCCTTCCCGCTCGTACTGCTCAATCTTCTCGGTCAGTTCAGCCTGTTCTTTGTCGTAGCGATCTGCAAGCATTTGAAAACGTTTCTCCGGGAGAAGTCCCTTTGATACGTCCTCATAAAGTTTTGCATACAGGTCTTCGATTTCTGCGATTCGTGCTTTACACTGCTTCAAATCCCGTTTGTGCTGCGCCCGGTCAGAGGACACCCGGAGGTGCATCTGATTTGCAATCTTCTTCACAAGGGCTTCCCGATTGCTCACAGCGGCCTTTGCGTGTGCCTGAATGTCCGCAAAGACAGCTTCATGCAGAACACGGGCTTCCAAATTATGCGAGTCACAGGCTTTCGCACCATATTTCCGATAAGTGCTGCAACAATAAAAGGTCTGATCCAGAACACTGTTACGTTTGCGCCTGTGCTCGACCTTGACTAACATCGTTCTGCCGCAGTCTGCACAGCGGACGATGCCTTTGAAGATATTGTCGTAGTCGGTCTTATCGCACATAAAACTACTGGAACGGCTGTAAAGGATTCGCTGCACGTTCTCCCAACGGTCTTGTGGGATGATTGCTTCATGTGTATTCGGAACGATAGCGCGTTCTTCAAACGGAATATAACGCCGCTTTTTGGATTTCATGGACACGGTGGGCTTGGCTTCGTAGATGATGTGTCCGGCGTAGACTGGGCTGTGCAGAACCTGACTGATATAGGCACTGTCCCAATCATACATCTTTTCATCATCAATAAAGCGGCCAAACATCTCTTTCTTGTAGTAACACGGCTTCAAGACTTTTTCATCGTGGAGCCGCTTGGCGATGCGGTGAAGCCCCAGCCCTTCCTCTGCCATTGAATAGATATACTCAACAACGGGGGCGGTGTTCGGGTCGATCACAAGGTGATTGTGGTCGGCAGGGTCTTTCTGGTAGCCAAACGGTGCGCCGCTGGAGATATACTTTCCACTTTTCTTGCGTGTCCGAAGGGCACTCTTGATCTTTCGGGAAGTGTCTTTGGCGTACATTTCATTGATGATGTTTCGGAACGGGGCAATATCCATCTGAGATTGCTCGTTGGAATCATAACCATCGTTGATTGCAATATAGCGGACACCGTGTTCAGGAAAGAAGATTTCCATATACGTTCCGGTTTCGATGTGGTTGCGTCCAAGTCGGGACTGGTCTTTGGTAATGACGGTCGCTACCTTTCCATCCCGGATATCATCCAGAAGTTCCTGAAAGGCAGGGCGGTCAGAGTTCGTGCCGCTGTAACCATCATCGACATAGTACTGGCAATTCCCGAAACCGTTGCGTGTGGCATACTCCATAAGCATCGCCTTTTGAGTGCGGATGCTCAGGCTTTCGCTGTTTGAACCGTCATCTTTTGACAGTCGGCAGTATAAAGCAGTTACTTTTTTGTCCTTTTCCATGTGTACCTCCATAATGGAAAAGAGACCTCATCAATCACATTGTAGCGGATGCTGCGTGATGATGCAAGCCCTTTTCCGCAGTAAAACGTCCAATTAGCCAGCGGCGAGATACGATTCGGCAGTTTTACGAATTTCTTCTTCCGCAAGCCGCTGAAAAAGCGTATTCATCGGCACATTGCCGATATAATGGCGTTCCACGATCAGGCGCACGGACTTCGGACTTCTCGGCGCACGTTTGCGTGTGGTGGGCTTCTTCTCAGATTTTTCTTTGTTCAAGGGCAGACCTCCTCATTCATGTGGTGCAAATACGGAAAGGAATGGATGGATTCTATTCGTTTTTCTCTTTTTGTTTTATTACGTTGGTTAGGTGAAAGTTTTCTTCGATACAGTCTTAAAGGCTGCTATACTGCATAGGAAAAATATCTTTTGCAGATGCCATTAAGAATCTGCATCACAGAATCGTGATTTTGGCGGTTCTTGAATCGTGAAAAACGCAGAACTATTCAACATTTGGAATTTTCACAAAGATGTGATTGGGCGAAGAAAACCGCGTTCGTCTGCGCTCAATCAATCCCGCAGCGTCCAATTCCTTAAGCGCACTGGAAACACTGACCGTGCTGCGCCCTAGCTGCTCAGCCAAAGAGCAAATCGTAAAAATGACAAACACGAAACCACGTTCATCTATCCAGAGATTTTTCTGCGAGAGCGTGGCACGGTCGAGTAGCAGCACATAAGTCATTTTTGCAGTCTGACTCAGGTCAAGTTCCAAAAGGAAGCGTGGGTATGGGAGAAACGGCGGCAGCGGAGTTTGCGTGGTAAGATATTCTGAAATGTTGATCACCTCCAGCTGAAGCAGAAATCAGAAACAAAGAGTATGTAACGAGAATTGGTGGGTTCCAATTCTCCAGTCGCAGAAAAGCACGAAACAAGTGCTCAACTGCGTTAATAAGTTAAGGTCTCCCATATTGGTCCTCGACTTCCCTAGGAGTGGGGAATCGTCCGGCGGCGGGCTTGCACCGCACCATTGGCATTTCAGCCACCCCGTCTTCGTTATGACCGGGCTGCGAGTTACAGAAGTACCTTTTGTGAAGTACCGGACGATTGAACTATTCACTTGTCAAGGAACATATGGAAGATTTCTGGACTTTGACGGACGAAAAACATCCTTCTACTTGGTAGCCGATGAAAAAGGCCATTTCGTAGCATTGCAAGCAATTTTGTAAACAAAACGTCATAATAGTCCGAGAATGGTCTTGAAAAAGATGCCCTACACTTGGTAGGCATCGAGAACGCCTGTTTCGTAGCATTGGTGAGAAACTTGTAATTGAATTGTAATTCTTGAGACCAAATCTCCGCTTTTGAAAAAATCCTCTCAATAGGTAGGCAACGAAAACAGCCCAAAGACAACCATCTTTTTGAGAATTAACAAAAAGGTCACAAATGACCGGCTTTCAAAGAGGCGCTTCTACTATTAACAGAAAAAGTGGCCTAAAATGGGGGGTGTTGGAGAAAATTTCTGCCTTAAAAGTACGCCTCTACTCACTAGCCAGCGAGAATAGCCAAAAGCCAGCAAAAAACAAATGAATTATGTACTTCTGCCACTGATTGCAACGGCATATCGGTGACAGAAAGATCGTTTAGAGCGATTCTTCGCGGTTTGGGGTGGTAGAAATCGTTTTGTAGTTGGACTTTTTCTGCTGAAGCTGCTCCAGCTGTTTCAGCACCGATTCCTTCTCCGGGGGCTTGCCGCCCGGTGTGGAAAGCTGCTGCTTATTCAGCACCATGTCGATATACTTGCGGATATTTTTCAGGGCAGAGACATCCGGCTGCAAGGT